GAGGTTGTCGTTCCGCCATCACTGATTACTTCAATAGCCTGTCCTGCAGATACCGTGTTATTTCCTGTGGGGGTGGAAGAGTCAACATCCCCGGCAGCAGAACCAGAGTAGGCAATGGTAATGTTACCGTTGGTCACTGCAACACCACCGATCTTGAATGAAAGGACGGTGTCAGAACTTGCGATAGCTGCATCAATTACTGAATAGATTGCTGTAATAGTACCGGCAATTGGTGACACCACCCAATGAGAAGAAGCTGTACTCAGATTGTCATGATGGATATTAAGTATAATTTTGTTTAGGTTATTAACAGTGGTAGCATCGATCTGGGTAGCTGTGACTTTTTGCCATGTGCCGGAACCAGAACCGTTGGCAACGTAGAGAGTATTTACAGAAGCCCCAGCAACTCCTTTAGGTTCATGAAGTTCAGCGCCAGTAAGATTGGCGTGTTGTACGTCAGGCATACTCAACTCCTAGGAAGTAGGAACTGGGGAGCAGCGTTTTAGGCCACTCCCCAGCCACTGTGTGGGTTATCAGGAAACTTTGTACTTGATAACCAGTTCAGCAACACCAGCCGTGAAAGCAGCGGTGCCGTAGCCGTACGAGACAGGCATCGGAAGACCGTTGCTGTCCGTAACCGTGGTACCCACCAACGCGCCGTTGCAAGCAATCGAAGCATTGTCGGAGAGGGATGCAACTGCGATAGCTGCATCGATACCATCGTCGTCTTTGGTCGAGTAGGTGCCGTCGTTGTCGTCCGTCATAAGACCGATGTCCAACGTGGCCGAGCCACCCGAGGTGAACGCCGTCGTGACGACCAAGGTGGCCGACTCAATGTACGCACCCGAGGGGATCGCAACCTTCTTGTCAACCGGAGCGTCCGTCGAAGGAACATCCGTGCCAGTGATGGCGATACGGAGTTCTTGCGAATCACTCATGGTCGAAAGCTGACCACCTTTGTACGACTCAGCTTTGGAGGAGCCGAACCGAACTTCCAGACCGTCGTTATTTACCCAAGTAGTCATGATTCATGTCCTCCTTAGACTTGGTCTGTATCAGACAGGATAACAACGAGGTTTTCCGGACGATAGAGTTTAGAACCCCATCGTGCGGTGACAACGTATTCATCGCGCTGATAATCTTTGTTGTAGTCCGAATCGACCTGCGGCATTTGACGCCATGCCCCAATGAAGGGCAGGACATCTGGAGCAGCCGAGAAGAACATGTTAGCTTTGCCAGCAGCGGTGGTTTTACCGCTAATGGTTTCGTTAGCGTCAGCCAGATTGTTGGAGCAGTAAACGTCAAAGCCGTACACGTTTTTGACAAACTTCATACCCGTTGCAATACCTTCTGCAACGATGCCTTCCCAACGAGGGTTATTTGAAACGTTGCTAAGGTCTGTCAAAGTGTTGATTGTGTACTCAACCGACGGATCAACAATAGCGACCAAGTTCGTGTCCGGAACGTTGGCTTTCTTCAGGCTATAACGGGCCTTGGCGAAGTCAGCCGTGGTGAACACTTCGTTGGTACCGGAAGCAACAAAGCGGTGCGGTGCGCCGTTGATGCTGTTCAGGTTAGAAGCCGTCTGCTGAGATTGAAGACCCAGAATGTTGGCCTCAACCTTTTCTTCAATAGCACGTTGCTGCTTCGGCACAAACTGAGAAACCAACTGGTTCATGTAGAACATGTCCTGTTTGGCTTTGTTCGTGATGTAGATACCCGAAGCCTCATACTGGTCAATGGTGAATTGGAACTGACCGGTGTCCAGCGGGTTGTATTGAATGCCGTCGTTTTCCGTGTAAGTGTAGGACTGTGCCTGACCAATAGACGGAATATAGAAAGTGTCGCCATCCGGGAACTCAGAGAGCCAGTTAACGTAGCCCGACGCCATCAGATCGTCTTCAAGAACGTCTTTCAGTTGCGAGGACCAGACTTCCGAGCGGGTAAGATGATCGACGTTTGCAGTCGTAGTCATGTTACTTTACCTCATTAAAGTTGGGTTATTGATAAGTCCCAGCTTTCTGCGATTCAAAGATTTGGTTTTGAACCTTAGACGACCAGTACGCTCGTGGATTCTCTTTACGCATCTGATCGAAGTAAGCTTTGCTTCCAGCTTTGGGACCGTTGCCCCCTGTGACTTGGCCAAGGGATTCTGTATTAAGAGAACCCATGGTTACACCGGCAGAGGTTTGTTGGTTAGCATTGATACCAACTGTGTTGAAGAACGCTGCCGGACTCTGCATCGCCACGCTGGCCAAGAAGTCTACTCCGACTCCAAGTTCTTTTGCCTTACGCTCTAGTTCTGCAGAGGCTTTATCACCGTACATCTCAACAAGTTTATTATCTACCTGTTTAAGATTAGCTTGGCGTTGTTCCTCGGTACGAGTCGATTCCAAAGATTTTTTAACCAACTCTGCAACTTGTTCTTCACTAAGAGAAGGATTGGTTTGATCCCCCTGTGCAGCATTAGCAGAGTTTGCTTCTTCACGAATCTTAGCAAGAACTTCCTCGGAGGTCATCCGCTTGTCTAGTTCTTCTCGCAGTCCTGACAGTTCAGATTTAAGTTGATCGATAAACTGATCTGCTTCCATTTTTCCTTTTGCAAGATCATCTACCGATTTAAACTTTTTATCTTCACCGACAAGTTCGCTCAATAGACTTGAGTTCTGTTGTTGTTCTTGTTGCGCTTCTTGGTTCTGGGTCTGTTCACCGAAGGCTGACATGTGAAAGATGGTCCTTTCTGTAGTTTCACAATATACTATAATTATAGCAAACTAGAACTTATTTGTCAACATAAAAATTAATAAGGTCTAGTATTTCTTTGATTGCTTCTTTCCTGCCGTTTTGGTGGGCTTGGTAGTACGCCCAGCTTGCTTTTTCATAGTCTTGTTTTGACGGCTTTGGTTTCTTTTCATGAAGGATGTCTCTTAGTCTGTCAAAGATTGTGGTTGAGTTACGTAAGTAACCTTCAAAGTCCTTCCGGTCCTGCTCCCCCTTCAGGTGGGACGTCCATACCACCGGCAGACGGAACTCCTGCAATTTCGTTGGCGAAAGCTTGTTGCTCATCTACTTCCCTTTGTGCTGAGTTAATAAGCTGTTGCGTCTCTTGCTGCTCAAAGATACGGACGTTCTCCTGATAGATACCGTACTTCTCAAGATCAAGGACTTCCTCAATAAGTTTAGCAATTTTTTTACCAGACAGATGGATATTGACGCTGGGGTCTTGGCCGACTACAGAGTTAGACAGGTTGGTCAGGTTCTGCAACAGGTTAGCCTTGGCAGCAAAGTGTCTGGCACCAACTGGATAAATACGTCCCTTGCCGTTAAGGTCATCTTTGGTAATGTCTTGGAAGATTTGAACACCAAGTTCGTTGTCCAAAGAAGCCACAACATCTTTCGAGTTCATGTTGCGACGGGCAGACTCAAGCATATCGTTAAGAATCTTTTCAAGAAACGTTTCTTCAAAGTATGTTACTTTGTTTTGGAAGATACGTCCGCTGGCGTTGTCAAGCGTCTGCACTTCATAAGCAGTTTTTTCTCCCGGCGTCCTAATACCCATAGCCTGACGAGGCGCACCTGCCATTTCTTCCATTCGGTTAGCAAGGTCCATAATTTGTTGATCTGCATTAAGAGCAGTTGCATCTGGACGTATAAAATTAACATCACCATCGTCCCCCACATAAATACGTTCGTTGGGGCCATACTCAAAATCTTCAACGTATCCTTGGACTTTTATCACAGGATGTGCGATAAGATCAAAGACATCGGCCTTCAGGTTTTCAAGGTGGTCAATACGGTACTGCAAACCAACAAGGTTATCAAGCGGACCCATGGCATACAGGTTGTCAGGACGTAGACGCCACCCTGCATGACGGACCAAAGATTTACGCCATGTAGGGTTGGGTATTTTACGAATGATATGTTCACGGTCTACAACGGTAATAATATGATCTTTGTATAGTTTACCGTCATGGTAAATGTCACCAATGAAGTCCAGAATCTCCACATAGCCGGAGTCGTAATAGTGGTAGATAGAAGAGAATCCGTCAATCTGGAACCCTTCGTTCTTGGATATATCGTTCTGTGAGATAGACTTAACCCGTGTGCGGTTCTCCTCAATCAGATTAAACACGTCCTCAAGGTAGCCCTTTTCAGGATGTTCTTCAAGATCAACCTTAAGTTCACCCATCGTCTTAACAGAGCGAATGATCTTTGGGGTGGAGTTAAAGTCTGGTGCCACAGGATTGAAGACAATGTCGTACGGGGAGATGCGTACCGGCTTGGGGCCAACAAAACCGGGGATAATTTCACCAGTCTCAGGGTCTTCTCGGGACTCGTCAAAGTATTCCACAGTGGCAAAGCAGTTGCCGTGATCGATGTAGTCATAGACAAGCTGGGAGACAATGGAACGGAAGTCACCATGTCGCGTCTTGTTACGCATGTAGGCTTCAATGGTGGCCCTTTTCTGCCCATCTGCCGACTGACGATCCTCTGCTTCCCACTGAAGCCAGTTGTCGTTGGGGAACAACGCTGCCATATAGTTGGCATGGAGGTTGTCCCTGATCTGGGTCAGCTTGGGGGAGGTGGTGGAGTTCTTCCACGGAAGCTTGGAGTTGGTGGTGTCGCGGGTGGAGGTGGCGAATAGGTAATTACGAAGTTCTCGTTTCTCGGCCAGCCATGCGGCTCTGAAGGTATTCCACTGTTCAAAGTGGTTACTGATTGTCTCTGCAAAGTCATCTTTGCCGTCAATCAGTTCTTGAATATCAATAGTCTTACCGGCCATTGGAACCTCTTAGTTAAGCGTACGCTACGCCGCCAAAGCGAGAATTGTAAATAGGAACAACGTTTGTCCTACTTCTGGACTGTTGAGTAGGAGGAATTGCAATTTCAACCGCTGCAGCCAAAGCATCTTTGATGTCATCATGTGGTGGATTTTCTTGACTTAATTCATCTTCCAACATTTGACAGTTGCCGCCATGGTAATGCCACATGGCAAGGTTGTCATAACGTGGCTCCAGAATAGCCCTGATCCTTTCTTCTTTTGTACCCTGATGTCGGGTGGGTGAATGTTCATCTACGCTTAGAGCAAGACCATTTTCTCGGATATACGAGTTCTTTAGTTCTTGTACAATCGCCTTCTGCGCTGCAGTCACCTCGGCTCTGATCTTTCTGAAGTCCCACTTGACATGCATACGTAGGATGGCTTCGTAATAGTCCTTGATCTTATCTGACTTGAATCGGTCAATGTCAAGAACATAGAAGTTGTTATGCGGATCAACGCCGATAACTACGATGGCTGTGCTGTCTGCCTTTTTGGTCAAGGAGTAAGCAAAGTCAATCGCAGCAAAGATGTTCAATCTTGTACCTTTATGATACCATACTCCACCCGTTCTTGTCAAGTACTTTTTATCGTAGTACTGGAACTTGTCCGTGGAAATACCACCGCCTTCAGGGTTGTTGGGGTTATTGTAGTATTGAGCATAGAACTGAGTTCGGTCCAGATACTTTCCTCGTTTTCTGGCTAAGGTCTGTCTGTCAAAACCAAACCACTTTCCGTCATGTCGTTGTTGTCTGGGCCAGCAAAACTCTCCGGTACCGTCACCTCTGTCCTCAACCATACGTTCAAACTTTTCGTA